GCTCTTCCGATCTCCTGTGGATGCCAAAGGCAACGAAGTACCAAAAGGCGAACACAAGTATTATCAAATGAATCGTGGTCCTAACGATACCTATGTGTGTGATTATGATGGTATCAGAAAAGTTGAAGAAAGAATGGCCAACGGATTCCGTTTATTTGGTAAATACTATCAAGGACTATGGGATTAATATGACTAAAGATGAAATTATGAAAGAGTTGGGTGTCTTAACTGAAAGAGTAAGGCAAACACAAGAACGATTGGATGCATTGCAAAAAGAAAATGAAGCACTGAAAGCATTGGTGCATCATCTTTCTTCACAACCTGCACCGTATCAACCAGACCCTTATGGACCACCATATAAGGTGACTTGTTAATGATGATGAGTTTTATACATTACATATCAGCCTTGCGTAGGTTGAAGGAATCTGAAAAGACTGTCTATATGCTTGGTGGTGAACGTGAAGCACCACCGATGATCCTGGCGCAACGGGACATGATTAAAAATGAGGTTGAATACTATCAAGAAGAATCCATCAAACTGGCATTTTTTATAGGTGCAGTTGCCTTTATTGGCACCGCATTGTATAATCTACTTTTATCAATGGGAAAAATATGAAAAATTTATTTACTTGGTTAAAAAATAACTTTTGGTATATGATTAGTTACATTGCCTTCATGGTGTGTTTCTTTCTTGTTATGGCATTCTATGCAAAGCAAGAATCACAAGAGTTAAAAGAGTTTAAAGATGGTATTCAAAACCATTTGGTTTGGTCAATTAAAGGTGAATGTTTCTTTGTGAGGCCACACGCAGAGAAAACAGTTTATTTGATTCGTGTGGAAGATTGTGATAGAAAATAAGGAGTCACTATGAGTTTATTTGTTGAAGTTAATTCTGTTGAAAAAGGTTGTCCAGTTATTATCAATTTGGACCATATCATTGAAATTGCACCATTGGCCTCAGGTGGTTGTGCATTGTTTACTATTGATGGTGCAGGTATGAATTCTAAAAATGCCATGCGTGTTACAGATAGTTATGACCAATTCAAACAATTTGCTATGCAGACTGTTACTGCTGAAGATATTGCACGCCGTTTCCCTAAGGTTTCAACTGAAACTGTTGAAACACCAAAGAAAACCAAAAAATCTGGAGATTTGGAAATCCCTAAATTTGGTGAATAAATGAAGTATTTTATGGATCATTCTATGGAACTAGAATTCAAACTGAAACAAACTTACGAAACTACTCGTACTGTTACACATACAACCAATGCCGAGACTTTGAATGATATTTTGGAAGAATTTCAAATGTTCTTAAAAGGATGTGGTTTTCAAATTAACGGTACGTTGGATGTAGTGCCAGATGAGGAATTTTATGGAACAAATACTGGCACCGACAATACGTTGGATTAAAGATGATTGGCGCAGTAATCGTATTCGCTTTATTGCCGAGCTTCTTGCTTGGGCTATTAGTATTGGGTGTAGCATTACAATGGCACTTACCGTACCAAACCCTCCCCTCTTGGCTCTTTATCCTGTGTGGATTACTGGCTGCGCTATCTATGCTTGGGCTGCTTATACTCGGAAATCATTTGGCATGCTTGCTAACTACATCTTGTTGACAACTATTGATTCTATTGGTTTGATTAGGATGTTGACATGACTATTTTAACAACCAACACATATTATGGTGCTGTTCCACCGCCGCCACCCGTTCTAACAGCAGTTGCTCCGTCTATTACGATGCCCGAACCAATCAGTTATGAATTCCAGGTTGTTGAGTATATGGACGGTGAAAGAATTGCAAAGGTTTCATTACAGGTTAAAAGAAATATTCACGACCAGTATGGCAACATAAAGGTACATGGTACGTGGATGGATGTTCCTAGGATTAAAATTCCGTATGTGGCGCCTGTGGTGTAAAGCGTTAGGTGAGAAAAGTGGCAACAATGACACCGAGGCAAACAAAATCGCTTGCATCCGGACTGTTATTGTGTTATCATACTTCATAACCAACCTTTTTATTATTGCCGGAGTAATCCGTCACTGGTGACAACATGAACATTTTTTATCTACATAATGACCCAAAAGTGTGTGCGGAAATGCACAATGATAAACATTGCATTAAGATGATCCTTGAATATGCTCAACTTCTTTCTACTGCTCATCGTGTTATTGATGGTACTGAATCTGTTGGCTTGTCTAAAACTGGTCGAAAACAAACTCGATATGTTCTTCCTGACAACCGTGAATCTGTGCTTTATTCTGCTACTCACATCAACCATCCTTCAGCAATATGGTGTAGGCAGTCTTATGCAAATTATGTCTGGTTGTCTAAACTGTTGACAGAATTATGCAAAGAATACACCTATCGTTATGGCAAAGTTCACAAAGTTGAACGTGATGGTCTTGAAGAAGAATTGATGTATCCACCAATGAATATTTCTGCTCATGCACCATTCACTGAACCAACACCTGCAATGCCTGACGATGTGAAAGTTGCCGGTGATTCAATTGCGTCATACCGCAATTACTATATAAATAATAAGACGCACCTTGCTTCTTGGCAAGGAAAATTTAACTCACGACCAGTACCAAGCTGGTTTCAAACCGCATGATTTATACATTTTTGAATAAGAACACAGGTGAAATTGAAGAACATACAATGCGCCTTGCAGAGTATGATGAGTTTAAAGAAAACAATCCCCATTTAGAACGACATTTCACGGCCGATGGCATTCCAGGTCTTGGTGACGGTATGCGTATGGATACACCAGGAGTTGGTAAGGCCGATTCCACATTCGAAAAGTATGTCATCAATCGTATGAAAGAATCCGTTCCTGGAAATACGATTAAAGGTGGTCACAAAACCAAGATGCAGAGAGAGTGGTAATGGCTCAAGTACCTGCTTTATTTCTACCGAAAAAGAAAACTGAGGAGAAACCTCAAGTAAAGAATTCAAATAAGAATCGGAAGAAAAAGAAACCCGATTCCGATAAAAAAGTTTCAGCATTATTTCAAAGGGGAATTGATGGTTACAAAAAAAACAACAGCCAGATACGCAGCGGAGCAACTACAGGATGATGAACAAAAGACTAGGCACCAGCCAGCAGTAAGTAATTCATTGAAGATTAAACCAGACCATTTAAAAACTTTTGAACCATTAACAGAGAATCAAAGATTATTCTTTGAAATGTATAAAGGCGGTGCCTACTTCATGGGACTATTCGGTAGTCCTGGGGTAGGCAAAACTTTTTTGGCACTATATAAAGCATTAGAAGAAGTATTAGATAAATCAAATTCGTTTAGACAAGTGGTAGTTGTACGTTCACTTGTTCAATTGCGTGATGTTGGTTTTTTACCAGGTGACTTGAATGAAAAGCAAGAAATTTATGAGTTGCCTTATAAAGAAATTGCGGCCACATTATTCGGCCGTACAGATGCATGGGATAGATTGAAAGAACAGGGTCATGTTCGTTTTATTTCAACTACAGCAATTCGTGGTATCTCTATTGATGATGCGATTATTATTGTAGATGAAAACCAAAACTTAAACTGGTCAGAAGTCAATACAATTATTACCCGTGTTGGCCATAGGTCTAAAATTATATTCTCGGGTGACTTTAAACAAACTGACCTAATTAAGAGTAATAGAGACCAAACGGCTTTCCATAGTTTCTTAGAAGTGGCTCGAAAGATGCCTTCTTTCCAAGAAATTTATTTTACACCAGATGATATTGTCCGTAGTAGCTTAGTGAAACAATGGATTGTAGCATGTGAAGAACTAGGTTATTAATATATGTTTAATTATTGTCCACCAAAAAAATTAGAAGATTTGAAATCTCAAACCTTTCCTGATGGAAAACGTTACTATGTCACACCATCAGGTAATAAATTGCCTTCTGTCACCACTGTTATTGATGCTCAAAAGAAGGTAGCAATTATGGCTTGGCGCCAGCGAGTTGGTGAAGAAGTGGCCAATAAAATATCAAGACAGGCAACGTCCCGTGGTACAAATGTACATACGATATGCGAAAGATACCTAAATAATGATAAATTAGGTGATATTATGCCGGATGCTAAAGAAATGTTTATCTCTTTGGTGCCGTTATTAGATAGAATTGACAACATTCATTATCAGGAACAGGCCTTGTGGTCTGAACAATTAGGGTTAGCGGGTCGTGTTGACTGTATCGCTGAATTTGATGGTGTTTTGTCTGTTATCGACTTTAAAACATCCAAAAAGATTAAGAAACGTGATGATATTTTGGATTACTTTTGGCAAGAAACAGCATATGCGTTGATGTATGAAGAATTGGTTGGTGAACCTATACATCAGCTGGTGACTATTATGGCGATTGACAATGAACCGCCCGCTTTGTTTATTGAGACAACAGAAGACCATATAGAAGGTCTTGTTAAAGCAATACAATTTTATAGAGAACAAAAATGACAACTCCTACTACAGGTGAAATATCTTTGCTAAGTTTACAAAATGAATTTGGTGGAACCAATCCAATTAGTATTAGTGAGTATTATTCTAGTGGATCATTTGTGCCCGCAGGCACAAGAAACAAAGATGATGCTGTTATTCCAACAGCTGGTAATATTTCCATGTCTACTTTTTATGGATCTAAAAAATGGACAAAAACATATCGACAAGCTGGTGATGGCAATGGCGCCGGCGGAGGTTCAGGTTTAATATATGGTGCTCACACCAACTCAGGTGGTAGTGCTGGTATGCCAGGTAATACAATTATAAAAAATTTCGACACTGGTGCATCCTTAGGTTGGCAAGTGAATTGTTCAGGATCTAATTGGTTTCCTTTAATTACAACATTAAATAACAATTATAGACTTGGTTCATCTGACGCCAAGAGTAGTTTTACTAGCAAAACCGCCGATAGGGCATACACAATCGACAATGTTCCAATATTCATGTGGAGAAATCAATATACACGATGGACCAATGCAATGATTACAAAAGAGTTAGGAATGAATGCCAATCAAATATCAAGGTCATTCATAGCGTCACAGGTGTGGTGGGAAAATGCAAACTGCGGTATGGATACTGAAACCAGATGGGGATTAGCAATTTTAGATTCGAGACATTATTCCGATGCAACACCAGGAAATACATGGACAAATAAAACAATAGTACCGTATTACTCCATAACAGACGTTGGAGGTGAATGGTATGCTCATGGATTTCAAACTAATCCAGTTATAACAAACGGAGTATGTGTAGTACCAAACAATTTCACTAAAGTTGGCCCAACCCGTGGTGTTGTTAATACTATAAGTACTGCAACTGATTATGCCGTTACATTGAATGAATATTCGTTGGTTATACCTGTGCTTGGTGGTAGCACTGGTTTTTCTGGTATTTCTTTTAATGGTGCTAGAAATCCATTGACAGCAAGATTTGGTTATATCGCTCTATCATAATTTCACAAGGAACATTCAATGAATTTTCTATGTGGTCATCATGCTAAAGATGTAGAAATTTGTAATTGGGTTATTTCCCATTATGATGGTGAAACCGACAACATCACGGTTAAACTTTGGGTTGAAGCTTGTAAAGAATACCTAAGACAGGTTGACACAGATACAAAATAATTGTATAATTGAATATATGGTTGTATGAAGCAACTAGAAAAGTGTTCTGGACGGGGGTTCGACTCCCCCCATCTCCACCAAAAGAATTCTGAGTGTATCGTATTCGGTATTGAACCGTGCGATGAAGGTGTTAAGCAGTAACAAGTGAACCTGTAACACTAGAGCGACACCTGCTCCTTAGACAGAATTCTTTTGATGGGGATGTACTGGTTTCGACAGGGCAACAAGTATAGAAGTGGACAACTCACCAGAGTAGGTGTAAAAACTAAATCAAGTAAACGCAAACGATGAAAAGTTCGCATTGGCAGCCTAAACGCTAGCCTAGGGTTTCGGTTGGTTTCCTCGTAACAGAATAACCAACCAATTTTGTTTAACAACTAGGAGTTAATTTTGAAAAAAATGAGTTTATTTTTGGCCTCTTTGGTCGTGAGTGTTTCAGCAATGGCACAAGGTTATTCATCATTAGAATATTATGATGAACACAATCGCACAACAGGTGCAGACAACATCAAAGAAGCAATTGTTGTTGGTAATAAGGTTGGTGCAACAGACTATAGCCTTAAAATGGAAAAGTGTCAAACTGCCTTTGGTAATGGTTCCCTTTCACAAGGTTTGGAAGTTCGTGTAAAACAATCCATTGGTGCATTTTATGTTGGTGGCCGTTTGGGTGAAAAAGTAAGCAGCAGCACACACTTTAGCCATTATGCAGTTGATGGTGGCGTTAAGTTCCCATTGGTTGCAGGTTTCACTGGTGATGTTGGTGGTCGTTATCGTAACGCATTTGAATCTGGACATGATTACAAAACAACCCGTGTTCATGCAGCAGTTGGATATGCATTGACCAAACAAGATGCAGTTGCAGTTCGTTGGAGTCGTTCATATGGCGATGAAGAAAAAGATGCATGGCGTCTACAATACACACGTAGTTTCTAATACGTATAAATAAGTATATGGGTTCGGTGGAACCCATTCAAAAAACCACCACCACACTTACACATTACACAGGAGAAAACTATGTCAAACATGACACCTTTTGAAATACGTCTTGAGCTTTTAAAAATGGCAAGAGATATGTTATATGATTCTTATAACGCAGAACGAGAACGTCTTTCACAAGACTGGAACATCAAATGCGATACGGCAAAGGCCAAAGGTGAAACACCACCTGAACATCCGGCTCTGCCAACAATCCCCTCAGAAACAGATATCATCAACAAGGCTCAAACCTTAAACGGTTTTGTGTCTAATATTTCTACAGCACCTGAAATCAAGGTCACCAGAAAAACTACCTGAGGGTTAAAGGGAGTTCTCTCCCTTTTAACACACACAAGGAGAATAGATGAGTAAGTTATTATCATCAATAGTACTTTCAATTTTAGTTTTTTTACCTTTAACATCACAACAACAAACATTTAAATTTGAAAACACAGTATCACAAGAAATAGGAAAACAAGTATTGTGTATGGCTAAAAACCTTTACTATGAAGCCGCAATGGAACCTTTTGAAGGTAAATTGGCTGTAGCACAGGTTACAATGAACCGTGTAAATAGTAATAAATTTCCATCGAATGTTTGTGATGTTGTTTACCAAAAAACAGGCAACACATATCAATTCAGTTGGGTTGGTGAAAATGTTAGTTCAGTTAAAAACAAATATGCATGGGAAGAATGCCTAATTGTTGCAAAAAAAGCCTTGACAGAAAAACGCCTGCATGATACAATCTACAAAACGAAATCAATGTACTACCATAACACCTCGGTAAATCCGGCGTGGAAGTTAAAGTATGTTGCAAAAATTGGAAACCATTTGTTCTATACGAAAGCTTAAAGTGCCGACAAAAACCGAAATTAATGAATTTAGTGAAATGATTAGTAAAAACGTCAGTGAATCGGGTGGTACCCATATGGACGCAATCATACATCATTGTGAACAAACAGGTATGGAAGTCGATGTGGCTTCTTCGGAAGAGCNNGGAAAGACCAACGTATCAAAGGACAACTTTGCAAGAAACAAAGCTAAGTATTCCTTTTACAAGTTATCACGGAAGTATAGTATAGAAGAATTAAAATTGTTTTATGTTGCCAATTTCCTAGAAACCAACGTAAACTGGGTAGGTGATATATCTGGTATTGAAGGTGAAGAAAATTACAAGAAATGGCAAAAGAGAAACCAGAGC